TTAGAAAAATCGCAGGGGCAAACATACACTGTTCACTTTTGTTCTGAAGAACAAATTTTTTCAAATCAACAAACTTTATCTAAGGCATACAATGATGCGGATATCACGCAAGCAATATTTTCCATTTTACGAGAACACTTAAAGATTAATCTTAAAAAAATAAACCTTAATAATTTTGAAAAATCGTTTGGATCATACAATGGAATTTTATCTAATTATACACCATTTGATATGATTTTAAAATTAGCTGAAAACTCATTCACCGAAAACGAATCTACCTTTTTGTTTTTCGAGAATAGAGAGGGATTTAATTTTATTTCTTTGGAAACTATGTTCTCCAGAGCACCTATCACAAAACTAAATTATAATACTGCTAAATTTACTGTAAACCAAACAGACAATGCAGAAATTTCGAACAACATCAACAAACTGAATATTAAAACATGCTTTGATGTTTTAAAAAATACTAAATCACCGCTCTACTCTTCTAAGTTACAAACTTTAGATATCTTAACTCAAAAATACAGAAACTATGAATATTCTTTTGGTGATCTAAAAGAACGAAATGGTTCGGTGGCTAAAAAATTGCTGTTAGACAAGACAGGAGGCTTTGTGGTTTCTAATGCTAAAAACAGAAACAACAAAGCGTTGTTCCAAGAACACGATACATATCGCTCGTTTTGGTTAACAAATCTAGGGCAAAACAACAACGAGTGGATTCGTGGAGTAACATCCAGAAATAACACCAGAATTATCGATGGTAAACCAGTTCCTGTTACTATTAGCGATTCTAATGTAGAAAGAACAATGATGCAGAGAGCAGCACAATTGTACATGCTTATGTATACATCTATAGATTGTATTGTTCCAGCAAATCCATTTTATACTCCAGGATATGTTGTGGAGTTTGATATGCCAGGATTTATGCCAGAAAACGAAACACAACGAAACATTGATCCATTCCTATCTGGAAAATATCTGATTACTGCTGTTCGTCATGTGATGACTCCATCTGGTGGACAGCAAACTCTCATGACTTTGAGTAAGAATTCCGTCGGTGAAAGATATTCAAATTATAATAATGACAAGCATGCTATCGCGAGGTCTTTATAATGGACGGAGCAATTTTAGGAGCACAAGGATTTGTTTGGTGGTTTGGTGTAGTTGAGAATCGCATAGATCCACTAGAACTCGGTCGCTGCCAAGTCCGCTGTTTCGGTTGGCATACTGAAGACATCAATCAAATTCCCATATCAAGTTTACCTTGGGCGCATCCAATCGTGCCTTATGGTGTTAAAAATGTACAGCCGCCACCAGAAGGAACCATGGTATTCGGTTTCTTCGCGGATGGAAAAGAAGGTCAGTATCCAATTATTATGGGAACTGTTCCTGGTATTCCTGATGAGATTCGCCAGAACAATATGGGATTTACAGACCCATACACCGACGAACAAAAAGCAGCAAGCGATTTTCCTAGAAAGATTAAAGAATATGCTATGCGAACCAATGCTCTTGGTTTATCATATTCCGATGATGTTGCTAAACGCAATCCATCAAGGTTAAATGAGCCAACTGTATCCAGACTCGCACACCCAACAAGAGTTACAGGTGATGATGGGTTTTATCAAGGAATTGAACCTGCTTCTATTGCAAACACAACAATTGAGATTCAACGCAAAACCCGATATGCAAATGTTATCAGCGCATCGGGTTACAAGTGGAGCGAGCCATACCCATCCTATAATCCAATGTACCCATTTAATGATGTGACTGAGACAGAGTCTGGACATGCATTCGAAATGGATGATACACCAGAATTCGAGCGCGTACAACTATCCCATAGAACTGGTTCTACGCTAGAATTTTTACCAGAAGGGCACACGAAGATTAAGTCTCAAAAAAGTCGTTATGATGTGACGATGGGCAACCATTATTCTTATGTGAATGGTAGCAAAGACGAAACAGTACAGTCTGACATGTTCTTGCGTATTAACGGTAAACTTATCATTCAATGCGCAGGATTAGACATCTCATCACAAGGTCCAATCAACATGAAAGGGACTGAGGTCAGCATCAAAGCAGACGGCAACTTAAACTTGGGTTCAGGTGGTGCAACTAGAATTTCGGGGCTTGATGTTGAGGTTCTTGGCTCTAATGCATTTAGATCTTTTGGTGGAGCAGAAGCAACTATGCAAAGTGCAGCCACTGCATCAGTCGGTGGTCTAAATACTCTGCTCAGTGGTGGAACGCTAGAATTAGAAGGTATTTTGTTGAAAACGACATTTGGAATCCATGATTTCTTAACTCCATTACCAGTTACTGCTAAACTTGGAAAAACACCAAATTCCGCCAAGGCACCAACAAACACTGCTGCTGAATTAGGTCCAAGAAACTCGCCATTTAATGCACCAGCACCAAAAACTGACCGTTTCTCAGTGATTGAAACTGTAAGCACAGAACAGGTTACAGAACCTAAAACGCAGTCTCTTGGTGCAGCACCAATTATTCCGACGCTGACTGGTGAGACGATTGCTGAAATCGATCAGGTCACAGGCGCACTTAATGTTAAGATTACTATTCCGCAAGTGAACATCACAGATGATGCTGAAAACCCTCTACAGGTTTCGGCAGAAACGGACACAGGAACAATCGACCCACCAGCATTTACTAGCGCAGCAGCAACCGCTAATACAACAGCGGGATAAATATATGTGTCTGCTTGCTGAAGATGTTACTAGATATAATCTGATAATGAAAAAGATTGGAGTCTATGAAACCCTGTCAGAATCAGATATAGAATTTTTAAAAGAACACAAGATTGAACATATTTACAAATCATACCAAACTCTTTTGAGTATGATTAAACAGAGAGGTACCGTGTCTTCATTGGTAAAATAGTTGGAAAAATAATTAAAATTGTTCTCTGTTTAATCGGAGGATTACCGTTACTTCAGACCTTGGCGATTATGTTTACAGGGAAGCCCATTGCATTCTCTAAAGGCAGTTTCGGAACTCTTGGTGGTAAATTTGGAGAACTTGCTAAGAAAATTTCTGAAAGCATTAAAAAGGGTAAGGAGTGGCTTAATAATTTTAAAAAGGACTTTATTAATCCGCTTCTCAACGGCACCATCATCACGCAATATCAACGAGACGCCAACGGCAACATTCTCCGTGATGAAAATGGTAATGCTCTGGTAGAACAGTCAACCAATTTTCTTTCGCCGTTATCTGCACTTAATGCTAAGATAGACAAATACACCGAAAATAATTTCGCTGGGCTACAAGCCGCTGTTCCTGCATTGTTCAGTAATACTGAACCTTCTATTGTTTCAGCCCGAAACGCATTACTTGATAGATTAGGAAAAGTCAATCAGGTTACTGAATATCGAATTGGACCATTTAACATCGGCGAGCTCACCGAAATTGGAACTGCTGCAGACAGCAGTTTTGTGCAAACCATTCGCGATTTTCAAGACCACACAAATCAACTTGCTGGAGTCAGCTACGATAGCGTGAAGTTTACTTTGCAGCGTTTGTACGGTAATGTGACGATTGCTGGGGCAACTGCAAATATTGCTTCCTCTACAATTGTCTCACCAAATCTAAGATCTACTGTTTATCCGTTTACCAATATCGGCGACCTTGTCATTATCAACAATGAAGAGCGTCGCGTCATTGATAAGGGATTTACATCTGCGCCTTCTGGTACCGTGTCAGTTTACACCGATACAGTTGCTAACAGCGTTTTAGTGACTAGTGCATCGGTTGCAACACTAAATTTAGCTGACTGTTTGTTAAACACTAGCGGAACTTTAAAAGTTGGAACTGGTGTTTTCATTAATGTTAATAACGAAATTCGCCAAGTAAACAGTATTAATGCGCTGGGCGATTATCTAACGGTCTATGTTCCGTTTAGAAGCACAGCAACTGCGCAGACATTTTTCAAGGAAACGACATTTACTGTTAATACTGCATTTACTACAACCGCAACAGACCAAACAGTTAAGATTAAATCAGAATTTGTTGCTAATAGTTTATGCTTGGACAATGTAATCACTGGTCGTGGAACCTCATTCACCACAGATCTTGTTGCAAACAATAAGATCTACTATGACGAAAAAGAATACTTTGTGATTTCTGTCACAGATACTGCTATTGTTGTTGATGAGCCATTAAGATTTACCAACAACTTCCCAATCTTCAAGGTAACTGGTGAGACTGCTGCCCTTAACTTCGCTGAAGACAGTAACTCACCAGATGATATCTTATCCACATTTAGTCTTGTTGGACAATTAACGAATGATAAAAACTTCCTTGATGGATTTACAACGAATGTTAGAAGAGCCAACGGTGTCTATCAAACAGTAAATGCAGCCAATGCATCCGACTCAGCCCAGTCTTTATTACAGGCTGAGTTATTGCGCCGAGGCGATTCACTCATAACAGAAATGGTTAATGACCTTCGTGGAGACGCGATTAATAAACTCACAACATCCCAGGTTGTTAACACGCTAAACGGGTTTGAAACCAGAATTACAAATATTCGCGATAATGTTAAAAATGCAATTGAACAAGATCTTGCAGTCATCAATAAGGTTAAAGGTTTGTTGAAGGGATTAATTAAACTCTTCACGACATCTTGCTCCAAGAAAAAGCGCAAGGATGGAGATGGAACTTCTGACGACTACCTCGATTTAATTCTTGTTCCTAATCCAGAGCGTCAGGGTTGTGATGCTACAGCAAGCGATTTCATAGATATTCTGGATGATATCGATGTTGAGTTTAACGACCCACAAATCACCAATCCAAATACCTTCCAGCCACCATCTGGTGTTATCCCAACAAATGATATGTTGAATCCAGGAGACCAGTTTATCGGTCCATATCCACCAAGACCGACAGATAATGTCGCCGATGATGGATTGACAGGAAATCTAGATGGTACCGACCCAAACATCAAGGCACCAGAAGATCCATGTGCCAAACCATGCTAAATATACAAAAGGGTGTGTAAATGGCACTAACAACCAGAGAATATAAAGATCTAGACTTAAACTTTAGAGCACATCCTGTTACAAAAGATGTGGTAAAGCGAACTGGAAACGCAGCCATTATTGGTGCATTGCGTAACTTAATCCTCACTAATCTCTATGAAAAGCCATTTCAACCGACATTTGGATCAAGAATCCGTGGTTTATTGTTCGAGGATGTGTCGTTTATCACAGCGAATATTTTGCAAACAGAACTCAACACCGTAATCGCTAATTTTGAACCTCGTGTTGGTATTGACGCAATCCGTGTTCAAGCCAATCCAGAACAAAATCGTTACGACATTACTATACGATTTTTCATAAATAACCTTGAAGCACCAGTCACAATCAACTTCTTTCTAGAGAAGGTCCGTTAATGGCAAATACCGACCAAAAACTTGTAGTCTCAGAGTTAGACTTCACACCGATTAAGAATAATCTAAAAAACTTTCTGAAGGATCAGCAAGAATTTACAGATTTTGATTTCGAGGCTGCAGGCATCAATGTTTTATTGGATATTCTTGCCTACAACACGCATTATATGGCGTTTTATAATAATATGGTGGCTAATGAGATGTTTTTAGATACTGCATTGCTACGCGATTCAGTCGTATCTCATGCTAAGATGTTGGGTTATACACCAGTTTCCTCTATTTCACCCAGAGCAACTATCAATTTACAAATAATTAGACCAATTGAAAATACTCAGGCTACTCTCGCTCTTCCTAGATTTACTCGTTTTCAATCAGCACCAATCAACGGTGCATCGTATACATTTGTAAACCAGGAAGCCAAAACGGTGAATTATGATCCAACTTGTAACCGTTTTTGTTTCGACAACCTTTATATCTATCAGGGTCAGCCACTAACCTACACATTTACATATAACGCGACAAACAATATATCGCAATCGTTTGAGTTGCCAGATACTGGGATTGATACCCTATCAATGGAAGTGTTGGTACAAGAGTCATCAACTAGCATAAAAACTGAAAGGTTTACACTGGCTACAGATGCTACAACAGTATCTTCAAACTCAGCGGTATACTTTATCGATGAAACTAGAAACGGAAAATATAAAATCTATTTCGGTGATGGTGTAATCGGTAAAAACCTAACAAACGGAAATGTGGTTATTGTAAACTATCTAAAAACAGATGGTGCTGCTTCAAATAAGTCCAACGCATTCAGTTTAGTAGATTCTGTCGGTGGGTTTACAAGTTCAATTGTTTATCCAATCAAGGCAGCATCTGGTGGTAACGGGCAAGAATCTGTTACAGGAATTAGATTTAGCGCACCAAAAGCATATGTGTCTAATAATCGTGGCGTTACAAAAGAAGATCTAATTGCTCTAATCAACAAAAACTACCCATACTTTGAAGCAGTTAATGTTTGGGGTGGTGAAGAAAACATCCCACCAGTTTACGGTAAAGTATTCATAGCAGCAAAACC